AATATTGGTGCAGACATTGGCAAAAAAATACGTACAGCTTTAGGTGACGTACCAGTAGACGGAGAACTTAATCCAGGTGGATCAATTGGTGATGCAAACCGTCCAGCAAATGCAACATTTGGTAAAAGTGTTGAAAGAGATTGGCGTGTTAAGTTAAGTATTCCCAATGTGTCTCCATATGATACAGCCCCAATGCTTGCCCCACTTCGTAAAACAGGTGGACTGGTATTTCCGTATACGCCTACAATTATTGTTGCTCATAGTGCCAACTACAATTCTATTGCGCCTACACATACTAATTATCCGTATTTTGCTTATCAGAATTCACAAGTGGATCAGCTTGTTATTACAGGTGACTTTTTTGTACAGAATGGTACAGAAGCACGTTATTGGGCAGGTGCTTTACATTATTTAAGAAGCATGACAAAAATGTTCTTTGGTGGCGAAGCAAGTACACTTGGTGCACCACCTCCAATAGCAAAACTAAATGGTTATGGAGAACATATTTTTAATGATGTACCTGTAGTTATTACACAGTTTACAATCGACTTACCACAAGACGTTGATTATATCGCAATGGGACTACCAGGATCATCAACAGCAGGTCAAACTAACAGTCCAGGACACCCTGCTAATCAAGGTAATAGCACGGTACAAGATAAACGTAACTTCGTAGGCTGGGCACCTTCACAAAGTTTAATCACAGTTACAGTACAACCAGTTTACAGCAGACGTGATATTGCTAAATTTAGTTTAAAGAAATATGTTAACGGTGGATATGTTGGCGACGGAGGATTTATTTAATGTCAGACACAACTAGTCCTTGGAAGAATACACCTCTCAACAAAGCTACTAAAGAGTATATGGACTTCTTTAGAATTAGAGCCATACCTGCAAGTAGTGATGATGTTGAATATACCATTGCTCCACAATACAATCAAAGACCAGACCTGTTAGCACACGACATTTATGATAATGCAAGGCTATGGTGGGTTTTTGCACAAAGAAATATGGACATAATTGAGGATCCCATATATGATTTCAAATCCGGAACAACAATAAAAATTCCAAAGGGCGGACCATTAAAAAGTGCATTAGGAGGAGAATAATAATATGGCTCTTTCTAAAGAAGATCAATCAATTGTAAATTCAGGTGCAGACTACACTGAAGACTTTTCCAAAGGACCAGATAAAGTAGACCCTAAAGACGAAAAAGAAGTTTTAGACGGCAAAGCAACTAATAGAGAAGAAGGTATAGACGGAGGGAGCTATCAGGATGCCGCCAAAGTCCCTGTCAAAAAAGAACCTACAAAAATTGTATACACAACAACTTCTAATATAAAAGAAAACATCTTAGATCAGTTTATTACACACAATCAAGTTTGGAGTATGTATTGTTTAAGTCCAAACGAAATGCAATTTCCAGACGATACCTACATGAAAAGCGAACCTGTGATTAATATTATCAGCGGTGCTGGTGGTAATCAAAATATAAAAGGTCGCAGAGTAACAACTGCACAAGAAGAGAATTTAGGAGCCAGGGTTGAATACTATATTGACAATGTAGTAATAGAAAGTGTACTAGGTCAAGGTGGTCCAAGTAGAATGCCCCCAGTACATCAATTTAGATTTGAAGTAACAGAACCTTACAGTATGGGAATGTTTTTAGAAGCATTACAAATTGCGGCACAAACATCTGGATATAACAGTTACATTGATGCTCCTATGTGTTTGATGTGTGACTTTATAGGACACACAGACGATGGACAAACAAAAAGAGTAGCAAGAAGATTCTTTCCAATTCAAATGTCAGGGGCTAACATGACAGTTGATGCAGGTGGAACAAAGTATGAGTGTGAAGCTATTGCAACTAGTGGAATGGCAAATAGAGATTCAGTACAAAGACTACAAACTGATATAACAGTTATCGGCGGCACAGTTGAACAAGCATTACAAAGCGGAAGCCAAAGTTTAACAAGGGTAATGAATTCAACATTACTTGAAAGAGAACCCACTGAAACACAGGCGTTTGCTGATGAATACATTATTGTATTTCCTAAGGCAGAAAATCTTGCAAGTAGTAACTCACAATCGGAACAGAACGATAGTGGCGAATCTGCAACGTATGATCCTCAAGAGGAATACAGAACAAGATACGGTGACACAGGCGGTAAGCAAGATGTCAACTATGAGGAATGGTTTAAGAATGTTACGGGATTTAGTGTTAAGAGATCTAAGACCTCAGATGCACTCAAGGCCCAAAGTGTAGAAATTGAAACCATGAACGAAATAGGAAAAGGTAAGCTACTTGAAGATAAGCTAGACAAGGGTGGAGTAAGACCAGCAAACTATTACGCAAGTTATGACAAAGAAAAAAATGTTTATGAACAAGGTAATATTTCAATACCACCTAACCTAAGAGCATTTAAATTTACAAAGGGAACCAAGGTTAATAACATAATTGAGGAATTAGTTGTTGGAAGTTCCTTTGGTAAAGAACTATTAGATAAAGAACCAGATGACAAGGGTTTTAGAGAATGGTTTACGATACAACACATGGTGTTTAGTGTTCCTGTAAAACAAGTGCAAGAAAAAAAAGCACGTATGCCTAAGATTTATCTTTTCAAGATTATACCTTACAAGGTTCATGCAAGTTTATGGATGAAGCCTAGTGATAATCCACCAGGTGTAAAGGAAATGATACGTGAAGTAAGAAAAGAATACAATTATATCTATACAGGTAAAAACAAAGATATCATAAATTTTGATATCAAGTACGACTATAGATTTTTTACACCAGTACCTAAAGACAAAGGTGCTGTAGCAGAACACAACTTTGCAGGAGAATCGTCAAGAGACAAAACAGAAGACGGTAAGAAACTTGTTGAAGGTAATGGAAGTTCCAGTTACACTGATCATAAGTTTCCTGTAAAACAGGTTGGTGCGTCAGATGTACAACCAATTGTTTCAGGTATGAGTGCAGTTGGTGGAGACGAGAAAGATAAGATAGCAAGAGAATTCCATAACGCACTGATCAACAGTAACGTTGACTTGGTCAAGTGTAACTTACAAATAATGGGGGATCCTTGGTACCTAAGCGACAGCGGTATAGGAAACTATCAAGCTGATGCAGGACCAATAATGTTTGACACAGATCAAAAACCACCACAGATGGATTACATAAGACAACAGGTTTTTATTTTATTAAACTTCAGAACACCTTTTGATTATCCAGACGAACTTGACCAGCGTCGTGTTAGAAACGGATCGATGGATAATAATTCTTTGTTGGACGGAAAAGGCTTTGTTGAAAAAGTTGATACGTTTAGTGGACTTTACAGAATAACAAGAGTAACAAGTGAATTTAGCCAAGGACAATTCAGCCAGACGCTAGAGATGTTACGTATGCCAAATCAAAGTGTAACAGAAGATGCACCAGAATCAAAAACAGCAAACTTAGAAGTTGAAAAAGTAGAAAGTAAAAACCCATAACAGGATAGACATGGCAGTACAAAGAAATCAAAACATAGACAGAACTAGTAAGCATGAAATAGTAACCATGGAGCCAGGCCCGTATGAGGCTATCGTTATCAATAACTTGGATCCAACATATCATGGTGCCCTTACTGTAAACTTGTTAAAAACAAACACAGCATCAAACGAAGCGTTTGCAGATGGCGAACTTTATACTGCAAAATATCTTTCACCGTTTGCAGGTAACACACCTGCGTTTGCAAACACAAAGAATGACAGCTACAAGGAATCACAACAGAGTTACGGTATGTGGTTTGTTCCACCAGACGTAGGAACAAAGGTACTTGTTATATTTGCAGAAGGTAATCCAAATATGTGTTACTGGATAGGTTGTGTAAATGACCAGTATCAAAACTTTGCAGTACCTGGCAACGCCGCAACCACATATACAACGGACGGAACACCTAGTTATTTAAAAGGTAAGAAATTACCAACGGGTGAATACAATAAAAAAATTGAAACAGCGGTAAACCAGGATCCTACAAAATTTAAAAAGCCATATCAGAAAGAATTTACTGATAGCCTTATGGCACAAGGATTGTTGGACGACGAAACACGTGGTATAACAAGTTCAAGTGCAAGACGTGAAGTACCTAGTGCGGTATTTGGAATAAGCACACCAGGACCCATTGACAAGAGTATAGGATCGCCTAAAGCAAAGATAGGATCAAAGGAAGACTTTACAACGGTATTTAAGGCAAGACTTGGCGGAACCAGTTTGGTATTTGACGACGGTAATGACAAGTACCTAAGAAAAAAATCTGCAGGTGACGGAGCACCAGAATATGCAAACGTAAACCTTGGAGAGACCGACGGTAAGTCAGACCTATTACACAACGAATTAGTAAGACTGCGTACACGTACAGGACATCAAATATTATTACACAACACGGAAGATTTAATCTACATAGGTAACAGCAGAGGTACAGCTTGGCTTGAATTAACTTCAGATGGTAAGATTGATATATTTGCTGAAGACTCAATCAGTATGCACACAAAAAACGACTTTAACCTTACAGCAGACAGAAACGTCACAATAGAAGCAGGTGCTAATCTAAGCCTAAAAGCATCAGGTGATTACAAGGGTGAAAAACTTTCTGTAGGCAGGGTACAGGTAGAATCAGACAAGGACACAAACATACTTGTAGGTGGTAGCACAAAGATCACAACAGAAATGGACCTTGATATTAATAGTGGCTTTAGTAACAAACTTACAGCAGGTTCAACAACAGAAATACTCAGCTCAGGAAACCATATAGAAACCGCTTCCGAAATCCATATGAATGGACCGCAGGCGGCTACGGCCGCTACCGCGTCCGCTCTGTCTGTACATCGCGTACCTGGTCACACAATCGAAGGCATTCTTTCACAACGTTCACCACAGGAAGAACCATGGACACACCATGAAAACTTAAACCCATTGGCATTTAAAATAGTGCTTACGGATAGGGATTCTATTACTACAGTAACTAATCCACTACCAAACCCAACTACGCCAGATGTGTTCAAGAAGGAGTTTAAAGGATAGGTAAATATTGTTATGGCAGACTTATATAAAAAAATCACAGTTCCAACAGCAGACAGAGGCAAACCCGTAGTCACTAATCGTGCATACAAAGGGTTAAGCACGGTCAATCCAAATAACAACAGCAAATCCCTATTTGACATAGCATTGATCAAACAAGATATACTGAATCATTTTCATATAAGACAGGGTGAAAAGCTGATGAATCCTACTTTTGGAACAGTTATATGGGACGCAATACACGAACCGCTAACAGAACCAATGAAAGAAGCCATAGCAAAGAACGTTACAAGTATTGTAAACAGCGACCCACGTGTGGTAGCAAGTAAAATTAACATAGATTCATATGAAAGCGGACTTCAAGTAGACGTAGACTTGATGTATTTGCCATATAATATTTCAGAAAGTTTAAGACTAAAATTTGATGAAAATAACGCACCGTATTAAGTACGCAGATTATGAAGTCAAATAAATAGTATTATATTAAGGAAAGCAAAATGTCGTCAACAAATAGACAAAATAGATTATTGTTAGCTGAAGATTGGAAGAAGGTCTATCAGTCATTTAGAAATGCGGAGTTCAAGTCATATGACTTTGATAACTTACGCAGAACAATGATCAACTATTTAAGACAGAACTATCCAGAAGATTTTAACGACTATATTGAATCAAGTGAATATCTTGCACTTATTGACCTAATTGCTTTCCTAGGTCAAAACCTAGCTTTCCGCGTAGATTTAAATGCAAGAGAAAACTTTTTAGAGTTAGCTGAACGTAGAGAATCAATTTTACGTTTAGCTAGACTCTTATCATACAGTCCAAAACGTAACCAATGTGCTAACGGCTTATTAAAGTTTGAAAGTATTGCTACAACAGAAGATATTGTAGACAGCAACGGAACTAACCTAGCTAGTCAAACTATCCTATGGAACGATCCGTCAAACATCAATTGGAGAGAACAATTTGAAAAAGTTCTTAATGCGGCATTACCGGTAAACAGCACAGTTGGAAAACCTATCAAGAAAGATACAGTTGAAGGTGTACCAACAGACCAATATAGATTTGATTCAAGCAACTCAGACGTTCCTGTTTATACTTTTAGTAAAAACGTTGACGGTAAGAATATGCAGTTTCAAGTTGTATCAACTAATGTTACTGGTGGAGTTATTGAAGAAGAAGCACCACTACCAGGAAACAACCTAGCATTTTTATACAGAGATGATGGACGTGGCCCAGGAAGTTCTAACACAGGATACTTTGCACATTTTAGACAAGGTATATTAGACCAAGGTACGTTTAATGTTGATTCACCAAGCACTAATCAAACTATTAGTCTTGAAGCAACAAACGTCAATAACACAGATATCTGGTTATACAAATTAGATTCAATTGGTGCTGAATCGGAATCATGGACTAAAGTTGATTCAATTGAAGGTAACAATATTGTTTACAACAGTTTACGTAAAAGCATAAGAAACATTTATGGAACTTTAAGTAAGACACAGGATAAAGTAGATTTAATTTTTAGTGATGGTACGTTTGGTAACTTACCAAAAGGACAGTTTAGGGTTTATTACAGAACAAGTATTAATGATCAGTATAATATTGTACCTTCAGATTTAGTTGCAATTAGTGTTACAATTCCTTACACTTCTAAAACAGGTAATCCAGAAAATATAACATTAAGTTTGGAACTAAAATATACTGTAGACAATGCTACGGTTTCTGAAACCAATGCAAGTATTAGAGAAAATGCACCAAGCACTTATTATACACAGAATAGAATGGTTACTGGTGAGGACTATCAAGTTAGTCCATTAGGAATCAGCCAAGAAATTATTAAAACTAAAAGTGTTAATAGAACAAGTTCAGGTATTTCAAGATACTACGATTTGTTAGATAGCACAGGAAAATATAGTTCAACTAATTTATATGGTGCTGACGGAATCATATACAAAGATAAGTTTACAGAAAAGAAAACATTTACTTTTAGTACTAAAACAGACGTACAAGGAGTTATTGCAAATACCATAACACCTATTCTAAGTCAAAAGCAAATGTTAAATTATTATTTGACTAACTTTCCTAAGACACTAGTTGCTGACTTAGGTGCTAAATGGTCACAGAAAACAGCTATAACAAATCAAGCAACAGGATCATTTGTTGATGTAACAGATTCTACGTTACAAGTAGGAACGTTTACAAGTAGTGCGTTAAAATTTATTGAAGCAGGAACACTATTAAAGTTTGTTGCTCCAACAGGTTTTCATTTTATGTCAAACAACAGCCATGCACTTATGCAAGGCAATGCAGATCATCCTAATGCAATAACTTACAAATGGGTAAAAGTTGTAAGTGTTACTGGAGATGGTAGAACTGACAATGATGACGGTACAGGACCTATCATACTAAATGATATTATTCCTACAGGTGCTATTCTTTCAGAACTAAGACCTAAGTTTGGTAAAACATTATTATCAGATGTACAGTCACAGATAGTTGACCAAGTATTTGCATTCAAAACATTTGGATTACGTTATGATGTAAACCTAAGACAATGGCGTATGATTACGCAAAACAATTTAGATATTACAAGTGACTTTAGTACAGGTAAAACAGGAGATGTTACTGATCAACAGTTAGACAGTTCTTGGTTATTGCTATTTGAAACAGATGGTGAAAAGTACACAATTACTTCTAGAGGACAAAGATACATTTTTGAAAGTAATGAAGAGATTAGATTCTATTATGATAGTACAAGCAAGATATTTGATAATAGAACAGGACAAATTATTAAAGACAAGATTAACATATTAAGCATTAACACACGACCAGACAGTACAAGTGCGTTTACTGTTGATTATCCTTGGGAAGTATCTAAGGAATACAGAGACGGTGACGGATATATTGATAGTAAGAAGGTAGAAATTTCTTTCTTTGATTCAGACAGTGACGGTGTAGTTGATGATCCAGAAACTTTTGTAACAGTTGTTGATGAAGCTACAAATCCATTGACGAAATATATCTTCCAAAAGAAATATACAACGTCAGATGGTATTGAAGATTACAAATATATGGACAATAGTTCCAATGCAGTACAAATAAAACAAAGCGAAAGTGTAGTAGGTGCATTAAGCTCTTACACAGACGGGCAAGTGTTTTATCTAGTTACTGAAGGTGTGTTTAAAATTTACAGTTCAACAGCAGGCACACTAGCATTAACAACAGACTACAAAGCATACGTAGGTAGAGATGGAATTAAATTCCATTATATTCACTCTGCAGACGATGACAGTAGAATCGATCCAAGTTCAAGTAACATCATTGACACTTATTTGTTAACTAGAACTTATGATACAAACTTTAGACAATACTTAGATGGCACACTTACAGCTAAACCATTACCGCCAAGTAGCGATAATCTGTTTAACAACTATGGTGGAGAAATTAATAAAATTAAATCTATCAGTGATGACGTAATTTACCATCCAGTAAAATATAAAGTTTTATTTGGAGCAAAAGCTGACGCTCAGGTTCAAGCTAATATTAAAATTGTAAAGAACCCAGATCAAGTTGTTAATGATAACGATATTAAAGCAAGAGTGATTTCTGCAATAAATGAATACTTTGCTTTAGAAAACTGGGACTTCGGTGACAGTTTTCATTTCTCAGAGATGGCTACTTATGTAATGAATCAAGTTGCACCTGATCTAGTTAACATTGTAATTGTTCCTAAGCAAGACTCACAAGGATTTGGAAGTCTTTATGAAATTAAGTCTGAATCAGATGAAGTTTTCATAAGTGGAGCAACAGTTGATGACGTAACAATTATCGATGCAATTACGGCAAGTAAGTTAAAAGCATCAGGTACAGTTATTACAGGAACAACAGCTACAACAAGCGGTGTTACAAGCGGATCAAGTTATACTTCAGGAAATACAACAAGTTCAAGCAGTTCTAGTTCAAGCAGTTCAAGTTCAAGCAGTTCTAGTTCAAGCAGTAGCGGATCGTCTGGGAGTGGATATTAATGTCATATGATGATAACCAAAACGAATATCCGTTACCAGTTCCAGGACAAGAAGACAAACGTACTAGAACTAGTGCAGAACATCTGCCAAGATACTTTCGTACTTCACACAACAAAAAGTTTTTACAAGGTACACTAGATCAACTTACACAACCAGGTGTTGCTGAAAAGATTAGTGCTTACTATGGTAGAAGAATTTCTAAAGCACGTAAGGCGGCTGACAACTATGTTGGTGATGTAAGTACTCAAAGAGAAAATTATCAGTTAGAGCCTGCAACAGTAATCAAGGACGAATTAAACAACGTTACTTTTTACAAAGACTATAACGATTTAAAAAATCAAATCAAAGCATTTAACGGTACTGTAGACAACGACAGTAAATTGTTTAGCCAAGAATATTATGCTTGGAATCCTAACATTGATTGGGATAAGTTTACAAACTTTAGAGATTACTATTGGTTAGAGAACGGACCATTGTCTATTCCTGTTGTTGGACAAGCAAGAGGACTAGTAAGCACATACACGGTTACAAGCCAAGACAACTTGGATAACAAAGCATACATATTTTCCACAGACGGAAATACATCTAATCCAACACTTAAATTATACAGAGGACAAACATATAAGTTTGATATTAATACTCCTGGTATGCCGTTGTCAATCAAGACAGCTAGAACATTAGATTCACAATACAATTATAGTGTAGGTATTAGCGATAGTACACACAGCACAGACGTTGGTATCATTGAGTTTGAAGTAGACTTACTTGCACCAGACACATTATATTATGTAAATGGCAATGATATTAATGCAAGTGGATTAATACAAGTTTATGATATTTTAGAAAATACTGAAATTGATGTAGAAAAAGAGATTGTTGGTAAGAAAACTTACAAAATGACAAACGGTTACGAGTTGTCAAATGGTATGAAGCTAGACTTCCAAGGTACAGTAACACCTGCCAAGTATGCAGAAGGTAATTGGTATGTTGAAGGCGTTGGTGATGAGATTAGATTAATCAACGAACAAGAAATAGAAGTACCAGGTACTGTAAGCACAAACAAATCTATTCCTTTTGATAGCGAAAGTTTTGATAGAGCACCTTTCAGTAATGCCAATGCTTGGGCAAAAGACAAAGATTACATTATACAAAACAGAGCAAGTCCAAGTAAATCACAATGGTCAAGATATAACAGATGGTTTCACAAAGATGTTTTAGAAACTATAGCATTAATTAACAAGCAACCTAGTGATGTTAACCAAACAGGTAGAGCGGCAAGACCTATTATTGAATTTGATAGCGATCTTAAACTTTGGAACTTTGGTACATCTGCAAAAGATAATGTTGACTTATTAGATACTTTTACAACTGATGTATTTTCAACTATTGAAGGAGCATTAGGTTACAACATTGACGGAGTAGACGTAGCGGACGGAATGAGACTTCTGTTTACTGCTGATCCTGATACAAGAGTTGCAGGTAAAATTTTTAAAGTAAAATTTATCACACATAACTTTATTAGACAAATTAGTTTAATTGAAGAAACAGATACTGATCCATTAGAGAATGAAACAGTATTGATTAATGATGGTACAGACTATAAAGGTAAGATGTGGTACTTCAATGGTACCAAGTGGTTAGCTGGACAGGATAAAACTGCAATTAACCAATCTCCTACGTTTGACTTATTTGATCAAAGCGGTAACAGTTTCAATAGTGCAACAATTTATAACAATTCAACGTTTAGTGGAACTAAAGTATTTTCATATAAAAAAGGAACAGGAACTAATGATGTTGTATTAGGATTCCCTTTAACTTATAGAGCATTAGAAAACACAGGTGATATTGTATTTGACTTTAACTTATTACAAGATTCATTTACATACCAAGACGAAGACAATGCAAACGTAACAGCTAACACAGATGTAGGTCTTTTAAGAAGATATTCAGGTAGAACTACATTTACGTATACATCAGGTTGGACTAAAGGCTATGAAGATAGCAAACAGTTAGTAGAACGTCAATATATTGTAGATACACAATACAATGACTTTGGAATTGATGTTTACGATAACAGTGGCGATCTAAACGACTTGTTTGTAAGAGTATACGTAAACAACAAAAGAAAAATGAATGGTATAGATTATACCATCAACAGAATTAATAGAACTGCATTTGTAACATTTGTTACAGATCTTAAAGTAGATGACATACTTGTTATTAAAACAAAAAGTGCTACAAAGAAAAATGCTAACGGTGTTTATGAAATAGCATCAAACTTAGAACACAATCCACTTAACAATAACATAGATTCTTTTACACTAGGTGAAGTTAACGATCATGTGTTAAGCATCTGCGAGATGCGTGATGATTTTGTAGGAGACTTTCCAGGTACAGGTAATTTAAGAGATTTAGGAAATTTATCTGCATATGGTAACAGATTTGTACAACACAGTGGACCATTTAATTTAGCAAACTATCATATCACAAGCAAAGATGCTAACATTATTAAATCGTTACAATTTGCAAAAAGAGAATACGGCAAGTTTAGAAAGCTGTTCTTACAAACAGCAGACAAGCTAGGATTTGACGGACAGAATAAGATTCACTTTGATTTAGTGATGGAAAAACTTAATAAAGATAAGTCAAATGATATGCCGTTCTACTTCAGTGATATGCTTGGCTATACAAGTGCTAAGAGGTCAACACACGTTGTAGAGAATCCAAGCACACAATATTACGCATTGAATACAGCATTTGATCTTACAACACTTTCTAATAAGTCCGTAAACGTTTATATAAATGGGGTTCAACTTATAGAAGGCACTGATTACAAATTTGAATCAGACTTTAGTGGCTTTGTAACTATTACTAAAACAAAAGTTATTAATGATGTTATTGATATTTACGAATACAATACAACTGACGGAAGTTACATTCCTGCAACTCCTACTAAACTAGGTTTGTATCCAAAGTTTAAACCAGAGATATTTACTGATACAACATATCAAGTTCCAACTAAAGTTATTCAAGGACACGACGGAAGTATTTTTGTTGCGTACGAAGACTTTAGAGATGATTTATTATTAGAACTAGAAAAAAGAATTTATAATAATATCAAAGTAGAATATGATGCTACTATGATAAACATATTTGAATTCATCGGCGGTGAAAGTAGGGATACAACATTTACAAGATCAGCTAGAGACAAGTCATTGTTACCAGAATTTATTGAATGGAATAATGCAGTAGGTTCTCCGGACTATGCAGATAACAGCTTTTGGTCAAGAACTAACAGCTTTACATTTAATTACAGCAACACCAATAGTCCAAGCGGAAAACAAAACGCAGGGTATTGGAGAGCAATATACAAAGAAGCATATGATACTGATCGTCCTCATACACACCCTTGGGAAATATTAGGATACAGCGAAGAGCCAACTTGGTGGCAGACTGTTTATGGTGCGGCACCTTATACAAGTGAAAATAAAATACTATGGCAAGACATAGAGAAGGGTGCATATAGAATACCTAATGAACCTGTAACTTATAACAGCAAGTATGCTAGAGCAAATATAACAAAACATATTCCTGTAGATGATGGCGGCGAACTGTTAAGTCCATTGGATTCAAACTATGCAAAAGATTATATTAGTAATAGAACACAACAGACGTTTGTGTTTGGAGATCAAGCACCTACAGAAACAGCTTGGCGTAGAAGTTCAGAGTATCCATTTGCACTAATGATTGCTTGGTTGTTAAATCAGCCAACTAAAATCTTAGGACTAGGTTATGATAGATCAAGAATTAAACGTAACCCTGCTAAAGAAGTTATTTACAGTGAAACAAATAAAAGATTAAGACTTGAAGATGTTGTTTTTCCTAATACAACTTCAGATGCTATTAGAGTACAAACAGCAGGACTAGTAAACTATGTTCATGATTACATGAATAGTAGAACAGTTAAGTATTACAAAAATTATCAAACAGATCTTAAAAATGTTACTAACCAATTGGGATTAAAGATTGGCGGATTTACTGACAAGAGTAAATTTAAACTTATACTAGATTCAAGAACACCGTTCAACGAAGGTAACGTGTTTGTTCCTGAAGAAAACTATCAAATATTTTTAAACAAGTCAAGTGTAATTGACCTTGTTCCATACAGTGGTGTAATCATTGAAAAGGTCCAAGGCGGATTTGTTATTAGAGGTTACAACTATAATAATCCTTACTTTAAATATTACTCACCAATATCATTAGCAGACGATCCTGTAGTGAGAGTGGGCGGAGTAAGTGCAGACTTTGTAACTTGGACAGAAGGACAAAGTTACAGCCCAGGACTAATTGTAGAGTTTGGTGGACGTTACTTTATGACAGAAAGCCAACACATTGCCGCTGAAAGTTTTGATCAAACAAAATTTGTTGCTATGCCAGAACTTCCTGTAGAGGGTGGCAGAACAGCAGTATTCCATAGACAGTGGAATGAAGGAATAAATGACGAACCATTAGAACTTGCTTACGGAACACAATTACAAACTATTCAACAAGTAGTAGACTTCTTGCTAGGTTATGAAAGATATTTAAAAGTTCAAGGATTTGTTTTTGAGAATTACAATACAGATATAAACGAAGTTGAGGATTGGCGTTTAAGTGCAAAAGAATATATGTTCTGGACTACACAGAACTGGGCAGAGAAAAGTGTTATTACTTTAAGTGCTGGTGCAAACAAGATTTGCTACTATAAAAAATATCACGTAGCTGATGATATCTTTGATAACTTTTACGGTTATAACTTATTCAAAGCAGATGGTAAAAAATTAATTCCTGCTTATGCAAGTGTTTATAGAGACAATGATAACAGGATTGAGATCACTACTAAAAATACACCGGACGGAATCTTTAGTGTTAAGTTACCATTAGTACAAACTGAACACGTTGTATTATTAGACAATACAACTGTGTTTAAAGATTACATTTACGATCTAGAACCAGGCTACCGTCAGTCAAGAATAAAAGTTATGGGCTACAGAACAGACAAATGGACTGGTGGCTTTAACATTCCAGGATTTATATATGACAATGCCAAGGTTACAGAATGGGCAGAGTGGACAGATTACGCAGTTGGCGATACAGTAAAACACAAAGAATTTTATTATGTTGCAAAAGTAAAAATTCCAGGACAATTAAACTTTGATGCTAAACAATGGGAACGTTTAGATAAACGACCAGAGCCAGGACTAATGGCAAACTTTGATTACAAAGCAAAACAGTTTGAAGATTTCTATGATTTAGATACAGATAACTTTGATACTTCACAACAAAGAGTTGCACAGCATTTAATTGGTTATCAGAAACGTAAGTATTTGGAAAACATTATTAATGATGATGTTTCACAGTATAAATTCTATCAAGGATTTATTCAAGACAAAGGTACAAAGAATAGTTTAACTAAACTGTTTGATGCTTTATCAAACACAGATGCTGATAGTGTAGAGTTTCATGAAGAATGGGCTTTACGTTTAGGACAAATAGGTGCGGCACAATCCTTTGACGAAGTAGAATACAAACTTGACGAAGCGAAGTTTAGATTATCTCCGCAACCTGTTGCACTTGTAGATAGTGTCACAGGAACAGAAACTGATTTAATTTACAGACAAAGACCGTTTGAAACTTATTTAAAACCAGATGGATATAATCATAAACCATTCCCTACAAAATATAAAGATGTTGATTACATTCAAACAGCAGGATACGTTAATCCTTCAGATGTTAAAACACAGGTTGCAAACTATGATGCAATTTTAAATATTGCAATTACAACTCTTAACGTTGGTGATTATATTTGGACAGGTACAAACAAAACTAACGACTGGGACGTATTTAAATATCTACGTACAGAAGACAAAGTAATTAAGCTAACAAAAAATAGTACAACTGATGAAGTTGAAGTAAAACTAAACAATCAAGCAAGATATGTCAAAGACGATATCATTGGTTTAGTTGATGTTACTGACAATGAAAGATTTTACAAAGTATTACGTTCAGAATTAGATACTGTATTTTGTACTGAAAATGGAAAAACAACAGATGTAGATCCTGCAACAGGATTTGTTACTAACTTTACTTCTGTTAGAGTTGCAGACCTAGAAGCGGCAAATACAAAACTTATAAACAGTGAAATAAAAGTAGGTGAAACTATTTGGGTTGACGATGATAGTTCTAGCAAATGGGTAGTAATTAAAAACAATCCTGTACATAGCCAACACCAAGTTATTTCTAATGTAGAAACAAGTGATATTACCACAAACTTTGGTAAAGTAATTGCTTGTGATGAAAGAAACTCAACACTAGTTGTAGGTGCAAGTGAATCCAACAAGGTTTACATATACAATAGAACAAACGATGGCGGACAATATATACACGCACAAACATTAGACGCACCAACAGGTATTTACACAGGTGACGGTAAGTTTGGTACAGGACTTGCGTTATCAAGAGATAGCAAATGGTTAGTGGTAGGTGCACCGCAGGCAAGTAACGTTAAAACAAAATTTGCAGGAAGCTTCACAGGTGCTCAGTCTTATGTTAAGAACGACATTGTAAACTATCAGGAAAACTTCTGGGAAGCACAATTTCCTATTGCACAGGCACAAGGTACATTAACATTTAACAGTTTTTATGATACTGCCACAGTAGCAGAAGCTTCATGGAACGGGTCAAACTATCCAGAAGTTGTTTATGCTGTAAGGGGTAATTATCACTTTAATGTTCCAACGGATCATATGTTAATTAGAGCTCCGTTGTCTCAATACGAAGCAACAGCGGCTGGCGACACTATTGTATTAAACTGGGATCAATATTCACAAAATTATCCAGCGGGTATTTTACCTTTTGGTAGCAACGGCCCGGGCGTAGCACAATTCGAAGGAAGTAAAACTATTGCAAGTAAAGTAGATGCAATACTATACTTTGATAATATGTTAAGAACACCTAACGTTGGTGATACTATTAGTACAACAACTGCAATAGGTACAGTTGATTACATCCATGTTGAAAACGTAAACCAAGCAACTATCTATATCAAAGACATGAACGGTGAGTTCACTGACAGTGGTAGTGCAACACTTGGTACGCAAAACATGGGAACTTATGTTGCATTGAATCCTTTAAATTCTGGAGCAACGTTTGGCGGCTGGTGGAAAGTAACTGGCTTAACAAGTTTTACAAGTTCAGTTAAGAGTGTAACAACTCCACAGTTTGTAGTACAGGATATTATTACACAATCAGAAAGTAAATCACCTGAAGTATACTATAACACAATGGACGATGTGTATGCGTTGAATCAAGTTAGTGATCCAACCAAGGGCGGTAAGTTAGGACATTTAAGTTTCTACAACAAACAAGGTATGCCAGACCTAAGTCCATACTGGTTCTTTAGAGCAAACAAGGCTTGGACAGATACACTAAACACAGGCGATACATTTAAGATGTATGTCAATAAGGTTAGAAATAGTTTGAATACTGTATTTGATCCTGCAACACTAGGAATAAACACAAACTACATTAACCAAGCACTAGGACACGAAGTTTATGATCTATGGGACGGTTATGTAGATGTTACATTTACAAACTTTGATAACCAAGGTAATGCTTTTATTCCTCAGATAGGACAAACGATTATTGATCAAAATACAAACGCAACTGGTGAAGTTGTTTATGTACAAGAACAATTATTGGATTGTAGAGTATACGTTAAAAATAGAAGCGGTACATTTAGCTTTGGTAATTTACACTCCGCAACAAGCACCATTGCAATTAAAGATGGAGTAAGTGCAGGCATTGACAGACTATCAGGTAGATTAGACAATATGGATATGTCTAGTTCGTTAACTGGTAAGTTAGTAGTTGTAAGATTTACAGACTCAACACAATTACCTGTAACAACACCTACATTTAGAAATGAAGTTGAAATACAAGTTTATAACGATAGGACCGTAAATGGTGTAGCAAGAACACCTAACTATCCTAATCCACTTAACAAGGATTGGAAACAAGTTTCAGCACTTAAAACAGACAGTACTGGTTCAGCAAGTTCATTTACAAACGAAGGTGTATATTTTGTTTATGAAAAAATGGGTACAGGACTTTATAGTTACCAGCATGGTTACACAAATCCTCAAAGAGCAAGTAACCGTAATCTAGGTACTCAGATAGAATTATGTAAGTCAAATACAATAACAGATTTTTATAGATTATATGTAAGTGCTCCAGGAAACTTAGATGTTAGCAACAGTGGTAGAATACACTTTGTTAATCACGGTACAGATGCAGACGGTACAGTTTACGAATGGGGTAGAAGTAAGAATCTATTCTTTAGAGGCGAGTATGATGTCGCACAAACTTATTACACAGACGATATAGTTTTATATCAAGGAAGTTTCTATCAAGCAAAAACTAATTTAACACCAGGTGCGTTTGTTTTAACGTATTGGACATTGTTAGCAAACAACATTGACTACATTGGTTATGTTCCTAATGATACAGGATTAAGTGTAAGTGATGATAGCACATTTGATAAAGGCAACTTAATACAGTATGCACACCCATTCTCAATTAGCAAATACGGAGATGTACTTGCAACTGTGGCAGACTTTAACAACAGTGATCCTAAGATTATAATTTACAGAATTAACAACGGCCACTATGAATTTTCACAGATGCTTCCTGCTCCGACAGTTGGAATAAAATATGGAAGTGCAATTAGTCTAAACGACACAGGAGATATGTTAGCCGTAGGTGCACCAGAAGACGATACACGTTCAGACAATAACGGTAAGGTATTTGTATACACTAGTGTAGGCGGTGTGTTTAGTCAAACACAAACTTTATACAGTCCTGAAAATGATGTAGCTGAAAGATTTGGAGCCGCGATAGACTTTGAAGGCAATGATTTAATTGTAAGTTCTAAAGGCGGAGACCTTGTAACAAGCACAACGTTTGATGTGTTGTCAACTACATTTGATAATAACTTAACACAGTTTGAAAGTGTAAACACAGATAGCGGACAAGTGTTTATGTATCAGAAGGTACAAAACAAATTATTATACGCAGAGAAGTTTAATTACAAAAATGCTTCAGTAGAAAGATTTGGCGAATACTTATTGTTTAATGAGAATCACGTTTACGTTCCGATGCCAGAGCTTTCAGTTAGAGATATGGAAGATTCATCTACTTGGAACAACTACATAGGTACGTTACTAGATTACAAGAGAGATAGAGAAGCTCTACCTTGGCAAACTTTGCACACACCAACTGACCAAGTTGACTTAACTAAATTTAAAGGCGTATTCATTTACACAATGGGACCTAATCCTATTGCACAAAAAATAGATTACATTGATCCTATACAAGGAAAAATTGCCGGAGCGGCTGAGGAAGAATTAACTTTCAAAACACATTATGATCCAGCAGTTTATACTAACGGAACTAACACACCTAATACTGTAATTGATCCAGAAAATTATTGGAATAATGCAAACGTAGGCAGACTATGGTGGGATATTAGCACAGCTAAATTTGTAAACCCATACCAAGGAAACATAATTTACAATACAGCTAACTGGAATAAATTATTTACTGGAGCAAGTATTGATGTTTATGAATGGGTTGAATCTACACTTACTCCAACACAATGGAACGAAACAGCAGACACAGAAGAAGGTCTTGCAAAAGGTATAAGTGGTACAGCTAAAGATGTAAACACCTTTGTACAAGTACAAGTTTACAATGAAATATCAAAAGGATTTAGTAACAAATATTACTATTGGGTTAAGAATACAAAAGTTATTCCAGACTTAGAGTGGAGAAAAACTTCTGCTTATGACGTAGCACAATTAATTACGGATCCAATGGCAATGGGACAAAAATTTGTTGCACTTTACAGCAACAATAAATTTGGTTTATACAACTGTGAATCACTTGTAAGTGGACCAGACAATGCAATCAACTTCCGTTATTGGACTATTGATAATAAAGAAATTAACATACACAATCAGTATCAGTTAATGTCAGAAGGTTTAGGTACAAGTAAACCAAATGCAGATATTGAACGTAAATGGTATGACAGTTTAATTGGTGTTGATACAAACGAAAGACCGGTGCCAGACACTATCTTAAGTGAAAAACAAAAATATGGTATACTAGACAGACCAAGACAAGGTATGTTTAAAAATAGAGTTGAAGCACTTAAACAAGTTGTTGAAAGAGCTAACACTACATTAAAAGCAAACCTAATTGTTGACGAATTAAATCTAAGTGCTTTCTTAAGCAAAGATCCTACACCAACATTGTTAAGCAAACAGTTTGACAAGTCAGTTACAACAAATGCAGAACTACAGTTTGTTGGAGTATCAAATGTTATTCCAGCAGTACTAACACCTGTGTTTGTAAACGGCAAACTTGAAAGAGTTGATATTGCAAATGGTGGTAAAGGTTACGTTACAGTTCCAACATACGAGTTTGGATTAGTAGGTAACGGTAGCGGTGCAGAAATTACAATTACAATGAATACAGCAGGTACCATTACAAATGTTGCTGTTAAGAATGCAGGTTCAGGATATCCTAGCACAACAACATTGTCAGTAAGAAAATATAGTGTACTTGTTGCTGTTGATGAAACAGTTAGTAACAAGTGGGCAATATATGCCTACAACAACACAACTAAATTATGGGAAAGAACATCAAGTTCAAGTTACGACACAACTAAATGGTGGAGTTACACAGACTGGTATGACATAGGTTACAGCGAATTTACAGATATTAATTTCCTAGTTGATTATTCATATGAATTAGAAAGTTTAACTGACACAGTTGGTGATATTGTAAAAATTAGTACAATAGGATCAGGTGGTTGGTTACTGTTAGAAAAGATCAGCGATATCGGTACAGACTACACAACAAAATATAAAACTGTTGGTAGACAGAACGGAACAATAGCTTTATCAAGAGCATTATACGATCCAGCAAGTAGTAATATTGGTTACGACGGATTAAGTTATGATACTTCATTCTATGACGATCAACCAACACTAGAGTTAAGAAAAATCTTAACAGCATTAAGAGATGATATCTTTATAAATGATCTTGCTGTACACTATAACGAACTGTTCTTTGCAAGTTTAAGATATGCGTTTAGCGAACAACCAATGGTTGATTGGGCATTTAAAACTTCATTCTTGAAAGCTAAACATAACGCAGGTGATTTAACACAGAAAATTACTTTCCAAAATGATAGCTTACCTAGTTATGAAGATTTTGTTGAAGAAGCTAAACCATACAAAACAAAAATTAGAGAATACATTAGTTCTTACACAAAAACAGATCCAACTGCAACAGGTGTAACGGACTTTGATATACCACCAGCTTACAGCATTGATGATGGTAAGATTGTTCCTTCAAGTTTAAAAGTTAAAGATGATTTAATATATGGACAAGATGCAAACATAGTTGATTACCCTAACAAGTATTGGGCTGAAAATGTTGGCTTTGAAGTATTAACGGTAAACATCAAGAATGGCGGAACAGGTTATTTAGATGTACCAGTAATTAAATTTACAGGCGGCGGCGGATCAGGTGCAACTGCAACAGCAACACTTGGTACAGGCGGAGCAATAAAATATATTACAGTTACAAATCCAGGAAGTGGATATCTAAGTGCTCCTACAGTTAGCATTAATGGAACACAGTCAACAGGTTCGGTTGCGGCAGTTGTTTCAGCACAGTTAGGTAACAGCAAGGTTAGAGCATTACATCACGTATCTAAGTTTGATAGAGTAACAGGAACGTTCTTAATTACTACACTATCGCAGACAGAAAACTTTACAGGTACAGGAAGTAAAACAACATTTAACCTAACATGGCCAATGGATTTAAGAAAGACTCAAATAGAAGTTACTGTAGATGGTGTTGAATCATTACAAAGTGAATACACATACAGCAACGTTGAATACTCAGATAAGTCCTATGTTAGAACCAAAGGACAAATCATGTTTGCTGAACCTCCGGCAAATAATGCTGTGATTGTTGTTAAGTATTCTAAAGAAATTACTATGCTACAAGCACAGGATAGAATTAACTTGTTCTATACTCCATCAACAGGTATGTTAGGAAATGACGTATCGCAGTTAATGGACGGTATTGATTACGGAGGAATTGAAGTTAAGAGTTTCACGTTTGGAGCAGGTACAGGTTGGGCTAGTGATCCTTACTACACAACAACTTGGGACACTTATGATAACACATACGAAGATGAAGTTTTTGTATTAGACGGAAGTACAAATGTATTTGCACTTGCTAAACCATTAGCGAATGGCGTAGTATATAACGTATACAAAAATGGTATTAGAGTAGATGATCCGCAATACGATGGTTCAACAGTTCCTACAAATGTAAATGCTGTAATGCAAAGTATTACAGGAACAGGACAAACTACAGTACAGTTAGACGAAGAAAAAATTCCAACAGTAGCAAATGATGTTATTGTAATTAGAAAAGCATCAAGTGACGGTTCGTTTATTCCAGATCCAGATGGATATGATACATTAGTACAAGGTGGTGACCTAGCTTATGCTACTGCCAAAGGTATTAGTGCAGAAGAAATTGTTATTGACGGTGACGGATTTGTTACTCCACTAACTTCAAAAGGACCTGAAGAGCTTGTTCCAGGACAAGTTTTAGATACACTAGATATTAAGGTTTATGAAAGAACTGGAGACGGTTCAAGTGTGTTACATAGTTACAACTATTTAGGTGACGGAACTAATAAAGACTTTGATATTAATTACGTACCATTAAGTCAAAAGGACGTTTGGGTAAAAGTACATGGCACTATTTTATCACACTCAGAGTTTACAGTTGACTATCAAAACAAAAAACTTAAATTAACAACTGCACCAGGTGACAAACAACAGGTACACATTATTACAATGAGTAACAATGGTGAGAAAATACTTGATGTTGATCAGTTTATAGGTGACGGTTCAACTGCACAGTTTGTTACAAGCATTCCATTTAAATCAACATTAAGTTTCTTCTTAACAGTTGACGGTGTAACAACAAACGTTGACATGGCAGAAACAGATGGCACTTATGCACAAAAAGGAATGTGTGTGTTTAAACTAGGTACTGCACCTCTTAACAGTACTGTAATACAATATGCAATATTTGATAGTGCAAGTAAATCATTCTCACAGATTGCAACAGATACATTTACAGGTGACGGAACAAACAAAGAATTTGCTCTTGCACAAACTCCACTAAATCAAAAACCATTAGAACATAATGTAATTGTTAAAGTTGGAAACAA